AATAAAAGTAAATGAATTATTAAAAATACATAGCGAACTAAAAAAACATTTTTTAGAGTTATCTTTCGTATGTGAGAAATTATGTGAATTAGATAATAATTTTCCACCAAATGGTTTATGGGTGGAATACTATAATCTTAATTGTCTAAGCGATATAATTAAGATTGTCAATAAAAAAAAAAATAGGTTGCGGTTAATAACGGAAAAATTTTATCTTATAATAAAATATTATGGTGAAACAATAATTATATAAAAAGACATTTGATCGACAAATAAAATTAAATAAACAATTTCCAATTAATGTGTTATCCAAAATTATTTTTTTAATTTGTAGTAAATATGATACTTTTTATATAACAATAATAAATATTTATTAATGTTCACATAAATTAATATCTCTTTGGTTAAATGTTTGTTTATGATTTGTTCTTTCAAGCATCAATTTTATTCTATTTTTATGAGCTATAGTAATATCATAATTTTGTTGTTTTATATGTTTTGTTGATTTTATTCTAACATCTGGATTTATTAACCAAAAAACAATAATAGTCCTGGATTGATTACTTAACCCATTATTAAACATATCTACTTTATGCACATGAGAATTAGGAAAAACAATTAACCTATTTTCTTTTAAATTTACTTTTCCAACAGGAACATGTTGATTAGCAACTATATTTTTTATATGTTTAATCGGATCTTGATTTATGCTTCCACGTATATAATTTTCTTCTTGTTCTGTATATGATCTTTTAAATAAGATAGAACCTTTAAAACACGAATCTTGATATAATGTACATGATGCAGTAGCTACAATATTTTCATGCGGCATTCCTTCAATATGCCATGCACCTATTAAATCACTTTCTTTGCTTAAATTAATTGTTACTATTTTTGTTATAACTTGTATTGTTTTATTTTTTAATCCATACGTTTTTAATTCATTGCTTTCTGATTTAATTAAATTACTAAATGACCATACATTTTCTAATTGAGGTAATACATATTCAAATAATTTTTCTATTTGTTTGTACAAATCAGTATACGTTAAAGGTAAATTATTTATATATGAATTAATTTTACACTTTCCATTATTATCAATATCAAACTCACTCGGTAACCATTGAAACTCAGATTCTTCATATTTTCTAGACCAAAAGTCTGATAATTTATCTGATTTCTTTGTTTTAATCAATAATGGATATATTGAAGGATGAATAATATCTCTTACTTTATTATCCGAATTTGGATGATAATCTACTTTAATATTATTAGAAAATATTATTATTTGTTCTAATAAACTTTGTGTTAATGTACTTGGAATTTGTTTTACAATTACACCACTTTTAAGAAAATTATTTATTTTTTTGTTTTGATATTTATTAATACTTTCAACAAATTTTAATAAATATTTATCATAATATTTCGCAATAACTTTATTATTTATTATATCGTTATCTATTTTATAATATTTATCTTGTTTATGTGATATTTTATTAGAAAATTTAAGTAATTTATATATGTAAGGACTAATAGATTGTATTCTTAATTTTTTTTCTATTAGTTTGTTTTTAATATTTTTTTCTTCTATGTCATTATATCCTTTTTCCAGTTTGTTTAATATTTTTTTATCATAATTATTTTTTGCAATTATTTTATTTGGATATGATATTAAATTTTTGCTTGTTGTTATATCTTTTCCACTTTTTACTATTGTTATATCATTATTTTTTAATTTTATTTTCCATATAGTTGATTTATTATCTTCATTTAAATATTCTAATATCGTTTTCATTTATTTAAAGTATATAAAAATAAAAATTGATTATTTTAAAGTTTATATAATTATAAAAACATAAGTTAATAAATTAACTGTTAAGATTAATGAATTTATTAACCATATTATAACTTTTGATAACGTTGATGATATTTTAAATATTTGTAAAACACAATCTGAAAAAGGTTTTATTTTTGAAAGATTATTTGATATTGTTATTACAGTTATTTTCATAAAATTAAAACATATAAAAAATTGAATAATTATTACCTAAAATTAATCAATAATTAAAAAACTTTCACCGTAGCCATTTTGGCTCAAGTGTATTAAAGTACAGATTTTGATCGTGCTTTGATTACCCGAGACTTCTTGTCTCAAACCATTCAATTCTCTTTCTATCTCTTCGGTTGTTTGCTCAGTTATCGGAAAGCTCCGGAAACATCGCCAGCATGACCGAAGCAATCACATGTGACGTTGGGGGGGTATCTGCCAAAACCAACACAATCGACAAAGAAGTCAACGAACTCACGGATCTGTCCAACCAAATTGTCGATCTCGCTATAAGAGCAAAAAGCAAACTTTATATTTTCATCCAGGCGAACGAAGAACTCTCTTATGAAGATTCCATGTATATTCACGAAAACACCGAAGGTGTCACAGTTCTCGCGGATGACTTAAAAGAACGCGTCTCATGTGCTATAAAATTAGCAGGTCAAATCATTAAGTACTCCGAACGCGATGGACTTTCGGAAATATGCAGAAAAGACTGCATTGAAAGAATCAAGAAAAACCTCTCCCGACTCTTCAATAAGATCAAAAAGACCAAATCAAATCTCGTCGCATTGATCAAAAAGATAGAAGCATACGAAATTCTTGAAGAAATTAAAAAAATTGAGTCACTGTTTGAAGAGTTGGATGACTTGATAACACATAACGACGGCAGCGAAGACAGCGAAGACGAATTCGACGTATTAATTTCAGCCTTATCGGACAAGTTGACCGCTTGATTTTTGGAAAAAGCACTAACTTAGTTAGCACTGTACAGGTGTGCTCAATTTCGCGAGTTTATCGTTAGCCTTTTCTCATTGTTTCACTCGCTTAGTATTTTGTTAACCTTTTCTCATTGTTTCACGTCCTTAGTGTTTTGTTAGCCTTTTCTGTGCAAAAATTCCTCATAGTTGATGTTACTAAATTTTGTTCAATTGCAAAAATATTAATTTTAAATTTTTGCAATTGAACAATGTAATAATAACTAAATATTACAGTTATTTTCACAAAAAGTTTACAAACTTAAAAAAATTTGACTTTATATAAATATGTAAAATCGAACTGTAAAAATAAACGCTTCTATCAATATATACATATAATGACATAAATAAAATATAAATAATAAATAGGACTTATCCCGTTTGAGTTCTTTAAAAAAAGTTATTATTTTTTTGAAAAAATTGAATCAAAAATTTGATTATCAAGAAATAAAAACTTTTTCATAACGGAATAGAAGTTATTGATGAAAAAAAGTTGTATAAATTTATTTTTTTATTATTTGTTTATTATTGTCAATTTCACAAAAATAATTACAGTAAAATAAAACAATTTTTTTTTTAAAATATTATAATATTAGCATATACTTTTTTAAAATTGTTTTAACTGTAATATGTATATATTACAAATTTTATAAATGAGGTAAAAATATAAGTAAAATTATATAATATATGTATATATTATATAATTTTAAATCTATAAAAAATTGATATTTTAAAATCTTAATTTAAAAATATTATTACTATATTATATTATGGAATATACTAATATAGAATATATATTAAATGATATAATTACTAAATCTAATACTTCTAATATATATAATATTAAAAGTATAGTAGAAAAAGTTAGTGTTAGATTATGTCACAACATATCATTAAAAGAGGTATATGAATTAATAGCGGAAGTATGTATTAATATGTCTACAATAGATCCAATATATTCATTATTAGGTGGAAATATATTAATTTATTATTTACATAGTGTTTCACATGATACATTTTTTAAAAAAGTTAAATATATGAAAGAAAATGGAGGATTAATAAATGATACATTTTATAATTATGTTGAAAAAAATAAAAATTTTTTAAATGACATAATAAACTATAAAAATGATTATAAATATGATTATTTTGGATATAAAACACTAGAAAAATCATATTTATTAAAAGTGGATGGTCAAATAATTGAAAGCCCTCAAGATTTATTATTAAGATGCGCTATAACGCTTCAGATTAATAATAATTCTGATATCGAAAAAACATACAGGTACATGTCAGATTTTTATTATATACATGCAACCCCAACATTATTTAATTCTGGTCTTAAAACTATGCAACTTTCGTCATGTTATTTATTAGGTGTAAATGATGATTTGAATGATTTATGTAAGTCATTTGCTGGATGTGCTCAAATATCTAAATGGTCTGGAGGTATAGGAATCCATCTATCGGGCATTAGAGCTAATAATAGTAAAATTAAAGGAACTAATGGTATTACGAATGGAATAGTTCCTTTAATAAAAATATATAATGATTTATCAAAATGGGTAGACCAAGGGGGTAAACGACAAGGTTCTATATGCATTTATTTAGAACCTCATCACCCAGACATATTAGAATTTTTAGAATTACGTAAAAACTATGGTAGTGATACGGAAAGAGCTAGAGATATTTTTTTAGCTTTATGGGTTTCTGATCTTTTTATGGAATATGTAAATGATGATTTGGACTGGTATTTATTTAGTCCAGATGATTGCCCTGGTTTAAATAATGTATACGGTGAAGAATATAAAAAACTATATAATAGTTATATTGAATTAAAATTAGAAAGAAAAATAATAAAAGCAAGAACAATATGGTCTGCCGTTATTTCATCACAAATAGAAACAGGGATGCCTTATATAAGTTTTAAAGATACCGTAAATAATAACAGTAATCAAAAAAATATAGGTATTATTAAATCGTCTAATTTGTGTAATGAAATAGTACAATATTCCGATAATGACGAATACGCCGTTTGTAATTTAGCATCAATTAGTTTAAAATCATGTATTGATAATTATGATAATTGTGAATTAAATACAATTATCATATATGAAAAAGAAAATTGTGTTTTTTGTGATTATGCTAAAAATTATCTGAGTAATAAAAATATTAAATATAATGTAATTGAGTTTTCTACCGAAACGGTAAATAACTTAAAAAAAATATTAAATAAAGAAAATATTACATTTCCTCAAATATTTTTAAATACATTAGATACATATATAGGTGGTTGGAATGAACTTTACAATTATATAATAGGTAAATTTAATTTTAAAAAATTATATGATATTTCGTATTTAGCAACTGTAAATTTGAATAATGTAATCGATATTAATTATTATCCTGTACCAGAAACTAAAAAATCAAATATGGCACATAGACCCATTGGATTAGGAATACAGGGTTTAGCAGATACGTTATCGTTATTAAAAATTCCATTTGATTCAGAAGAATCAATTAAGTTAAATGCAAAGATATTAGAAACTATATATTTAGGATCAATGACAGCATCTAATGATATTGCTAAAGATAGATCTATTAAAATTAAAATATTGGTAAAGGATTTAATTGAAAGAAATATAAATTTTCCAGATACCGATTATTATGACTGTAATTATGAAATATCAAATATATTATATCATATGTTAAGACCTACCAAAAATGAACTTAACTCGAGAGAAGGATATTATAGTACATTTCCAAATTCTCCATTTTCTAAAGGTATTTTCCAATTTGATTTTTACCCAAATACAAATTTAATATATCCAGATAGATGGAAAGAATTAAAACAAAATGTAATTAAATACGGTACTAGAAATAGTCTCTTAACTGCTTTGATGCCAACAGCATCAACTAGTCAGATACTTGGTAATAATGAATGTTTTGAACATTTTACTAATAATATATATACTAGAAAAACACAAGCGGGTGATTTTATTATGATAAACAAATATTTAGTAAATGATTTAAAGAATTTAAATATGTGGGATATAGAAATTAAAAATACTATAGTATCAAATAATGGTTCTATCCAGAATATAAAAAAAATACCAAATTGTATTAAATTAATGTATAAAACTATATGGGAAATAAAACAAATTTGGGTATTAAGAAACTCTAGAGCAAGAGCTCCTTTTGTAGATCAATCACAATCGATGAATATATTTTTTAGCGAACCCGATTATCAAAAATTAACATCTTCTCATTTTTGGGCATGGAGAAATAAATTAAAAACTGGTATGTATTATCTTAGATCAAAACCAGCAATAAACCCAATACAAATTACAATCGATCCAAATATGATAAATAATATAAATGTTGAAGAAGAAAATATTTGTTTAAATTGTTCAGGATAAAATATAAAAATTAATATATATATATTTATTTTTGTTATAATTTATATAAAAGTTATATATATATAATATTATATATATAATAATGGCTACGCATACGAAAAAACATATAAAACACGTATATGATAGAGAATTGATTATATGTAATGGGCAAAAAGATGAATATTATGCTTATGTAATAGAAGCAAAAGGAAATGCTAGATTTGAAGTTAAAATATTAAAATCTAGTTTAGTTATAATAGCAAAAGCATCGGGGAGAATAATTAAAGGACCTAATAAACAAAAAATTATGAAAAACGATTATGTTTTATTACAAAAAGATTTATCATCTAGTGAAGATAAATATTATATTATTCATAAATATACACAAGATGACATTAAAAAACTTAAAAAATCTAATGAGCTTATTATATTAAATAATTCTTTAAATGATGACAACGAGAGTACATTGGAAAGAACAGTTACTAATATATTATTCGAAGGCGATGATAAAGAAATAATACAAACTGTTGAAATCGATGATGATTATATATCAAATATATAATCATTTTTACTAATAAATATATATATATATAATATTATATGGTTAAAATATTAACATGGAATATTTATTGGATGGCTATGACAAATTCAACCGATAATAAAAGTTTACTCGGTAATGTATGTAAAAATAATAAATGCAAAAAAAATATAACTAATTTTATAATTGAAAAATGTAAATTAAATTATAAATTCATAACATTACAAGAATCTTCAAATTATGAATATATATTAAAACAAATGGAAAAAAATAATATTAATAATTATTCATATTTTCAAAGCGCTGACATTGATTCTATTATAACTTTTTATCCTAAACGATATGAATTAATAAATAGTTATAAAAATGTTATTATTAGACATAGACCATATCATATTTTATTACTAAAAAGTAATAAATATTTTTATATTATAATAAATTTACATAACGGGCATGGCATAACAAAAGAATTATTGATATCAAGAATATCAGAAGGACTTAATAGTATATTGAATATAAATATACCTATTACCAAAAACAATATTAAAATTTTGATGATGGGGGATTTTAATGATAATAATAGATATGATTATTGGAAAGGATTATTACTTTTTAAATATTATAAAGGACCATATTTATTTTTAAATAATATAATTATTAAATCAATAAAACCAATAAATTCATGTTGTTCTGGAGTATATAAATTAAGAAACACTATATATGACGATAAAATGTATGGTGATTATGTTTTAACATATGGTATTAATATAAAAAAATATTATGTATCGAAAACATTTGAACCAAATGCAAATATATATCCTACCTCGGATCATTTACCAATTACTATTTCCATTGATTGAATAATCAATAATTATATATATATATATAATTATTGATTATAGAAATATACGTTATATTATATATAATTATATATATATATGTCTAATATTAACATAAATTTTGAAAAAAATGGAAAAATATTTCCATCATGGGTAATGTATAATTTTAAACAATTTATTTTACCTAAAATAATAATAAAAGATGGCGTAGATCCATGCAATTTAAAAAATGAAGATGATTTAACTTTATATCAGCAATTTATAGGAGAATATTTAAATTATCAATCTCAATTCATCGATATATTATTATATCATGGTGTTGGATCTGGTAAAACAAGAACAGTAATAAATTTATATAATATTATATATAATTTTACTTCTGAAATAAATATTTATTTATTAATACCTGCTTCTTTACATCAAGATCCTTGGATGAAAGAACTTAAATTGTGGTTAAAAAAAGAAGATTTTGATA